TTATTTCTCATGGTTTCCTCCCATAAGCTTCTGAGTTTCGCGTTCATTCTGTTTCATGAATATTCTATGGGCGTTCTGAAGCTTCGCCATGCCCTGGTAGAGCGCATCCGCCACTGCAGATCCGTCGTCTTCCGCAGAGTAGCAGTCGCTTGTCATGGCAAGCCAGCAGGTCTGTACGATCGACAGCGCGCTATGGACGTCGTCGATTGCGTCCGCGGGTCGGCCCGCTCCTGTGCTGTCAGCATTCAAAAGAGTAATGGCCGCCTGAACGTCTCCGGATTCCAGCATTCTTTTTAGTCGTCCCAACATTTTCTCGGCAGGCACAGCTTCGCCGGCCGCCTGAACTGCAGTGTTCGGCATTTTTCATCTCCATTTAGGTATGAGAACCAGATAACTATTTTTAGAACTTAACGACTTCTTCACTCTTGTCAACACATATCTAGTTCTGATAACTAATTTCGTGATAACGAAGGAAATCAAATGCTCACCACTGGCAATCAACTGAAGGCGGCTCGTGCGCTCGCGGGAGTGGAGCAGAAGGACGTCGCTGAAAGGGCTGGAGTGAACGTCAACACCATCCGGAACATGGAGGCGGCAGGGGCTGGCCAGATCGCCGGACGTGCACAAAACGTTCAAATGGTGCAGCGGGTGCTCGAAGAAGCAGGCATCGAGTTTCTAAATCACGGGCAACCAGGCGTAAGGCTCCGGAAATGAACCCTCGCCAAATCTTCAAAGCCGCGCGCTCAGTCTTTCCGAACGGCTAACATCCACAAGCGTCCGCCCCGATCTGGATCAAATAGTGGAAAACATCGCGCCGATACGCAGACTGCAGATAATGTCACGCCATCTGTCACGCGACACGCCCGCACCTCTGCAGTAGTTAGCTCGCAAAATCCGGTTTGAGGAGCGATATGATGTCGACTTCGATTTTGACTGCTTTGACAGTGTGCGCGGGCCTAACCACGGCGGCGCTTATGGTGGTGCAGGTTCTGCATTAAGGGCTATTGTTTTTATGGGGGAGAGACTTATGCAAAATTGGTTGGCAGCAGTCTTCGCGGTGGGATTCTTATGCGTCGGCGTACACATTGCTGATGCCCAGACATTCGGCGGGAATGATTGCACCGAGGATTGTTCGGGGCACAAGGCAGGTTATGAGTGGGCCGAGCGGAACGCCGTTACAGACGAAAGTGACTGCGGAGGAAATTCGACCTCCTTCGAAGAAGGATGCAAAACATTTGTACAGGAGCCTACCCGTGGCGCGGACACAGACGATGATGGCAACGATATAGACGATCAGTGATATTGGCGCCGCGCCGCTCTGATGCTTCGACATCCCAGCCTCGCGGGCAGCTTCTTCTCTGGATATCAACGTATGGGTGCCTACTCTTTGATATTCCTCGGACTTTCTGTCTCCGCCCTTCGCCGGCTGCTTGACGGCCCAATTGGGTATAGGTGCCCGTACCTTATCTCTGGTTTCGGCCCCGGCTTTGCCGGTTCGATTTGCTTAAGGAGATCCGGAGCCGACACTTTTATGAGGGACGACCTATTCTTCGTTGACTGATCGTCGGGAATCGGCGCAACCTACATATGCATAAGTCATGGGAGGGGACATGGCATGACTGTATGTGTTTGCGTAAAAGTGAATGAATGCATGGTTTTTGCCGCCGATAGCGCATCAAGCTTTGATGCGGGTGGCGCAAAAGACAGCAATGGCGATCCTATTCAGCAAGTATATCGACACGGCAACAAGCTTTTTCAGCTACATCGGCAATATCCTATCATGGGCATGACGGCTGGGCTCGGCAATTTCGGGCAAGCTTCGATAGCTATGATGGCGAAGCAGTTTCGGCACATGATTGGAGCCAAGGGAACGAACCCGCTTGGCAGCGATTATAAGATGGAAGATGTAGTCGCCCTGGCGCAGAAGTTTTTTCTGGAGGAAGAGTTCAAAAATGTGCCCGATGCCTCGGGTGTCGGTTTCGAGTTTTGGATTGGTGGGTACTCTTCCGGAGAGAAACTACCAGAGCTTTGGAAATTGTCGGTGTTCAACGGGAATGTTCTACCGCCCGCGTTGGTGGCGGAAACATCGGACATAGGGATCTTTTGCGGGGGACAGCGTGACCCCATTCAACGTTTGATCGGCGGATTCGGCTGGAAGCTGGAGAAGATTTTAAACGACCATGGGGTTACGCAAGACAAGTTCCCGAAACTCTATGAGTCGGTCGCCCCCGAGCTTCTTCTACCGCTGGTCTCACCCGTTATGCCGATTCAAGACGCAATCGATCTGACAGAATTCTTGGCAGATATGACGAAAAAGGTGTTTCGCTTCCGCGCTGTACCAGAATATGTGTCAGGTGACATAGACGTAGCGACTGTAACCAAATATGAGAACTTTCGCTGGATAAAGAGAAAGTATTATTATCCACAAGCACTCAACCAACAGGTGGATCATGTCTGATCAAATTCGCAAAGAGAAGGAAATCGTTGGCAAGCCCGATGATTCCGCCTTCAAATTACCGCGTGAGACGGAACAGCGCCTGATACGAGAATTTAAATCGCCGTTCCCGAAAGAGACAACTGACAGGCGGGAAAGCGTCCTTCTCTCGAACGCTTGCTGGCGCTCACAGAGCCCATTGCGCTGACGACGGGCGAAGGGCGTGAGAACTCACCGCTGATTGCCGCTTTGCCGATCCTGTCGTTGCAGAATTTCGCGCACGACCTTCACGTCCCCGTTCAGCTCGTTGACCGAGGACGTCAGATCCTTGATCGAGGCAAGCACGGACCCGACCGACTGCTCGCTTGCTGACATTCGATAGCCGAGCGTCTTGATATCGCCTTCGGCCGTCGACTGTCTCGTTTCGATCGCCTGCAGGCGCTGATCCACGCGGGCTGAATTCGCTTCCGTCTGGACGATGAAGTCCTTGCGCCAGCCTTGCAGGTCCTCGATATCGCGGCTTTTGTTCGCCGTGACCCAAACACCCATGCCGACCGAAGAAGCGATCGACAGAATTCCGACAAGGGTATTGATGTTCGCCCCCATCCTCTTCGCGCGCTCCGGCATTTGCATCTCTTCATCTCCGGTTTCGTCAGCCACTGTCTTTCACGTCTTTCAATGCGGTATGGAGACGAGGCCGGCACCGATGCCAAGCGCAAGGGTGCCGGCCGTGAGGAAGAATAGCGTCAGCAGAACGGCGCTGTTCATCTCTCGACCGGCGGCTGGGGTTTGATGAGGCCGACAAACCCATCGCGAACGACGTTGATCAGGGTCTTGGACGCACCAAGGACAGCGACGATAGCGGCGGTATAGGTCGGGCTGATCCAGGACTGCGAGCATTCCAGCAACCCGGCCGCGGTCGTTGTGCAGCCCGTGGCGATCAGGAATGCCGTGACGGCCGCGAGAACGGCGATCAGGATATTGAGAAGGTTATGGATGGCGTTCGTATTGAACATGGAGGAGATCCTTTACTGAGCGGCCTTGGCCTGCTGGAGAGCGCTGCTGACGACGGCATAGGCCTGCGCGACCTTCACGACGGCATCTACGACAGAGGTGTGGGACGGATCGGCGCAAATCGTCTCGACGCCGGCATAGGCTGCAGCTTCCTTGGAAACCGTACCGGCCTTCAGCTTGCCGGTGGCTGCAACGGCAGAGAACGCCACGTGGGCGATTTCGAGCGCCGAACAGACCTTCGGAAGGTTCTGCTCAATGGCTGTGTCGACCTGGCTGGTGGTCTTGCATGCGGAGAGAGAAACAGCGGACAGCACGAGGCTAGCCGCCATCGCTAGATGGAGGATGCGCATGAGGATGTTCCTTTGGTTAGTGGGGAGGATCAGGCGGCTTTCAGTGCCGCGTAGAACTGCTTGGCGTAAGACGCGATCTGTTGCGCCTTATCCTGCCCATTGATGATGCGGCGAGCGCCTATCCAATCGGCAGAATCCGGTTCGAAGTAGTTGGAAAGCTTGTGGCCGGTGAAGATGCCATCGCGCATGCCGATGACGATGATCTTCGCGGCAATGTCGTCGCTCATCGCGAGATCGGGATTGGACACGAGGTCGACGCCAAGCAACTTCGAGAACTTGCCGTAGTTGTCATGACCCGTACACTGGCTAAAACCACGGCCACGATATTTCCAACCGTCTCCAGACGTCTCAGGGCCGTTGCCCATCCGGTTCGCATAGGCTCGATTGGCGATCCTCTGTGGCTGTCTGGCATAGCTTTGAGCCTGCGCGGGGGTGAAATACTTGGGGAAGGTCTCTCGAAGCCCTGCGGCGCTGTAATTCAGGTTTTCCGAGACCGGCACGAAGCTGCCGCCAGTCTCGATCATGGGCGTTGCCAGGATGTAGGCGATCTGCCGGAGATCAGTAACGCCGCCCCCCTCGCATCCATCGAGAATGGCCTCGATGCCGTTTACCTGTGCCTCGGATAAGTGGCCACTGAACACAGTGGAACGCACCGCCGCGAAAAGTTTCGCTCGGTCCATCAATCGTCTCCCGATTTTCCTGGATAAAAATCTTCTTGCTTTGGTTGCCTCTAGGCTGGGTCCGTCGACTCAGGCACGATCGAAATCCTGACGCAGTGGTCAGAAAGTTTGACACCGCGGCATATCCGAAGTCCCGACCACATTGGCGATTGCAAGAGTGAGGGCAAAGATGAGGACGACGATTGCAGAGCTATTGGGTCTCTATGGCGAGACCGTAGACGCCGTCGTGCAGCAGGTGATTGACGCATATTTTCCGCAGACAATTCCAATTCGAGGACCTAGCACGATACACGAATGGAAAATTTGGCTGGGGTGGAGAACAACTATTCTCACCCGCCATCCGCATATTGTTGCCTTCGAAAATGCTCCAGACCACCTCCTTTATCATGAGATACTACATCTTCATCGTATCAAAATCGAAGGTGCGCCACTGCTGCGCCCAGCCCCATTTAACGCTGCCAGCGAGGAACTCGCCTACCGGTTAAACAACGATTTGGAGCACCTGCTGATCATTCCCAAAGAGTTCGAGCAGTTCCCCGAAGCTGCTGGATACTGGAATTGGTCGCAGAAGAATTACTTGGCTTATTGCGAGACCAAAGAATACAAGAACGAACTTGACGTTTTTAATTTTGCCATGAGTTATCTTGTGTCAAAGACCGTCTTTCAAGATCCATCTACCAGCATGGGGGCGGCGAAATTCCTTGAAGAGGCCGATATTTTGCATGAGATCGAAGCACTCCGACAAGGATTTCTGGCAGAACCAACATCGAAAGTCGAAATAGCAAATGCCATTCTTGAAGCTTGCGGGGTCAATGGCTTCAAAGTCGAGGCCATGAGATTTGACCCCAAGGGTAACTAGTCGAGACCTTACAATTTTGAAGCTGCGGCGAAGAACTCGTCGATCTGCTGGGACGTGAAGCCCATCGCAGCGAAGCCTTGCTGCATCATCGGTGACGATTTGACGAAAGAGCCCGAATATTCATAGGCGATTTGCACGTCCCTGCTCTGCTGCTTTACCCAGCCATCGACTTGATCGAGGATACCGGCCGCCAAGAGCTGAAGCTTGAACTGGCGAGCTGAAACGCTCTCGATTGCCGGGGCGGCTATCGTTGGAGCCTCAGCCAAAAATGCCGCTTCTTCATCGGGAGTGAGTTCAACTTCGACACCGTTGAGAAGCTGTTTCATCCTCTGACTCCTTCCAACAAGAAATTGCCGCTGAATGCCACGGATCCGCCCATCAGCATCCGCAAGGCATTGCGCGCGGTATTGTCGGCACGGGCGGCACCGGAGAAATCGACATTTCGAACACCGCTCTGAAGAATGGTGGACATCGTATTCATCACAGCATTGATTCCGGAGACGTTGAAATTCTCGATCGTCGAGACAAAGACGCATTCGGAAACAGAATTTGCGGTAATCGCCATGGCCGACGCTGAAGATCTGCCTGCAGCAATCGTCGTGTTTGCAGCAATCAAATCCTGATAGGTGTAGTCCGTTGCACCGCCGGCATAGCTTGAGCCATTGTCCGTGCTTGTCTGAATGAAGACGGAAGCAGTCGAGGATGGAATAACGTATCCTGTGAGTCGCAGACGGCGGAATGCACTGAGGCCGGTAACGACGACGGTGGTGACACCGGATGGCGAATATGCCCCGATTATCTCCCAGGCGATGCCCAGATTTGTTCGAGCCGTCACGACGTCGGGTGCGCCAGTCCCGCCCGCAACGATAGGACGCGGGGTGTTCAGATCCGTAGCGATATCATTGTTGATCCCGTTGACGACTGAGCTTTGGGCCAGCGTGTTCGGCGTGAATGTGCTGCCGGCCGGCAGGCTGTAGACGCCACTTCCGTTGCGAGGCATCAGAATTCCTTCCAAAGAAAAAGGCGCCCCGGAGAGCGCCTTGACGACAACTAACGAGTGTGATCCCTTCGCTTTGGGCGGTCGCCTGTTCGGGATGGGATCATCGATGAAGAAAATATTGTTTGCTGCCGCCGTCGCAGCCTGTCTCACGTCATGCGTTTCCTCGTCCGACGAAGACGTGCCGACCCCTGGAGGTCAGACCGTCCACCAAGCCAAATGCAACGGCTCACCCAATGGTTGCCTGAAAACGGCAGCCAAGATTTGCCACGGGACCTATCAAGTGGTCGACAGTTCCAGCAATGCAGGCGGCTTGGTTGCGGATATCCTGCCCGGTCCCGTCACGTGGTATCGAATGAGCTACCAATGCGGAAAAACCGATGGAAGAATGCCGGCATTCCCGTTCAGAGGGTCACAATACACGCCGCCGCCCGTCGTCTTGACCCAGCCTGCCGCACCGACGATGAGAACGACAAATTGCAACAGACTCGGCAATAACGTGACCTGCACGACCTATTAGACCGCCAGTTGCATTCAGCGGATATCGCTCTTATGTTTGCGGAATGATCCGACTTCTGCAAATCGTCTGCATCGTCATCACGGCCGCGATCCTTTATGGCGTCGGGCAGATGTTCAGATTCGCCAGCAGTTATTTCAGCGCCGATTTCCCGATTGGGTTCATCGCCGGATTTGCTTTTGCCGCGGCACTTTACTTACTGATCTGCTGGATCGACCCATCATCGCGTCCGCGCGGCTCCGGCGTTCAGCAACAGCGATTTGACAAGCGGGTCGACTAAGGCTGGTGCCTGACGATTGCCGCCTACCTGTGCGAGAGCTTGGACAAGCTTGTCCCTCTCATTGCCAACCAGAGCGCGCGCCAAGCTTTCCCGCGTAGAATTGCCGGTATCCTGAGACATCAGCGCCTTGACGATACCATCGGCTTTATCGACGGCGTAGGAGCGGAGAATACCCTTCACACCGCCTGCCTTGAAGGCTTCCTTGGTACCAAAGCCTGATCCCTCAGCGCCGCCGAGTTCGGTCTGAGCGGCCTGACGCGCTGCGGTCTCGCTGTTGCGGGTGACGGTATTGGCGGTATCTGCGAAGGCCCTTTCATTTTCCAGCACCTGAAAGAGCCGATCCGCCTTTTCCTGGCCGAACAGAGTGGCCAACCGATCGCGGTTCCAATCGCCCTCCCCTTTGATGAGCTTGTTCATGGCGTTGATGTCGTTGCTATTCGTGCCGACGATGCGATCAATTTCGGCTCTGGCGCCCTGTGAGAGGCGAAACGGGACTGCGGACGGTCCGATCTGCATTCCCTGCGGCTGCGCGCCCTGTTGGACCTCCTGCGCCAACTCAGAAGGCCGAGGAGCAGTCCTGCCGCTGTCAAGTACCTGCTGACCGCGTCCTACGGCCTCATTCTGACGGGCAAGCTCGGCATAGGATGCGTCGGCTTCCTTGATCCGGGGAACTGCTCGCGTGAGGCCGTCATCGAGCATCTGTCGCGTTTCCACCAGCGCGGAAATAACTTTCGGATCGGTTTCCGTGGAAAGCATCCCGTCGATCGCCTGGCGGGTCTGGAACATGACGTTCGGATCGCTCGACAGCACGTTGGAGTCCGCCACGTTCAGCATGCCACGAACCTGCCGAAGTGCACCTTGAGCGCGCCCGCGCAGACGGGTGATATCGGTATCGATGGCATCCGCGATCGGCTGGACGTCGTAGGGCCGCGCGCTGTTAAATGCTTCCCGATAGGTCGGAGAAAGCGCCTGCTGATTTTCCGAAATGCCGGCCTGCACCTCGGACGGCACGACATTGGGGCCGAGATTTTCGTCGATGGCCGCTGCCAGACGCTGGTTTGCTCCGGCCTGTCGATCAGCAAGTGCGCTGCGGACGATTTCCTGTGCCCTGCCCGGGGTAGCAGCCAATGCACCGGCTTGCTTCTGAAGATTCGGACCGACGTCGGCAAGCATGGCGTCAGGACCCAAATCGGCAAGACGCTGCGGCAACGTCGAAGAGTTGAGTCCATCATCGGTGATCGCGCGGCCAAGATAGGTTAGCGCCTGCGGCTCCATACCCGCGGCCTGGGCTGCAGCGCGGGTGCGGAGCGCGGTAACGAGCGCTGACACGCCCTTACCGACAAGACGCCCTACCGTGGGGCCGGCCGCCCCCGTAACCAAGCCTACTCCCCCGCCAATAGCTGTGTCCCTTAGATCACCATCGCTGCGCACGGCGCTGTCGGTCGCCCCAATACCTGCTCCTGTCGCCCCGGCAATTCCGGATCGCAGTAGAAGGCCACCCCCGCCCGCGCCGAATGCCGCAGGTGCAGCCATGATTGCAGGAATCGTCCCGGCAACGCCGCCGGTTACCTGCAGCCCCGTGTCGACGTAAGGATGCTCTTCATGAAAGGCCTGATCCTTGCCCTGTTGGATATCCATGGCCTGCTGATAGCGCTCGTCCCATGTCTTGCCGGGAAGTTTCTGGAAGCTGTCAGGCAGTAAAGGATCGATGATCGGCGCAAGCATGGCGTTGGTCGCGGCATCAATCCGGTTCAACGCCCCGCCGATGATCGGGACACCGGTCGCAACGGCGCGGACAGCGTTGTCGGTGCTGAGATTACCGCTCTGAGAGTTGGCAACGATCGGATCATTCGCCCAGGGCGCGGCCGTCGCAGCGGTTGCGGCCGCAGGCTTGACGATCGGGTCGTTATCCCATGGGTTTGCCATCAGGGCTTCGTCCTCGTGTTGCCATTCGGGTCGATGTACTGTGCGCCGGATGGAAGCTTCTGATAATCATCCACCGAGTTGACCTTTACCGGCGCACTTGCCGCATTCCCGGTCAGATCGGGAACGTCTGCAATCGAATTGAGCACCGGCAGCACGTCAGCCTGATTCATACCTCGCCGGCTGACGATCCCCCGATACTGGTTCAGATCGTTGTCCAGCATTCCTTGATAGGAGTTCATGCGGCTTTTGGCTTCCGTCAGGATGGCCTTGCGGGTACCGGGTTCGAGCTTTGAGCCGCCGTTGACGCTGTTGATCGCACCCATCAGCCAGTCGGGAAGACTTGAGGTGTTGTTGACCATCACCATCTCGCCTTCACGAACAACCGAGTTCGGATCCATGATCTTGCCGAGGCCATAGACGAGGTTGAGGTCGGAAGCCTTGGAGTCAGTCTTGGCCGTGTCGATCATCGACTGGTAGACCGGCGAAGCCTGCTGATAGCTCTTATAGGACGGAAGCTGCTGGATTTCCTTCCGTAGATCCGTCACATCCGAAGGCTTGTAGCCGCTGCCCTGAACAAGGACTTGCCCGGTCTGCGGATTGACGAGGCTTTGGCCAGGATCGACCGTAACGCCCTTCGGCGTGCCCTGGTAAAGCACCTTGCCGGTGCGCTGGTCGACGAGAGCGCCATCGACTTCCGAAACGTTCGGATTGCTGTAATCACCGACCTGCTGGCCGCTTACAGGATCCACGAGATGGCCATTCACATCCATGGGCTTATGGCTCTGATAGATCGGCTGACCCGTCCGGTTGTCGACAACGGCACCATCGACGGTGCTGACCTGCGGATTGCTGTAGTCGGCAATGACGCGGCCGGTCACGGGATCAACCAAGCGCCCATTGACCTCGACCGGTTTTGGCGTGGCCTGATAGACTGGTGCGACAGTCCCCGTGCGCGGATCGGTGCGCATGATCGTGCCGTCCGGCAACGTCTGAAAACCGTAGTCATTCGGTCTCATGACCTGCTGGAGCATAACGCCGGCCAGCGAGCGGACCTGCGGCGATGCGTTCGGGTTCATCATGGCTCCGACAAGCGCCTGCGCACGCGGATTGTTGGCGAGCGGAGAGGCGTTCTGGGGCGCTGGAGCGTTCTGCATGGCTTGAGCTAGCCGAATAGCAGGAGCCGCAGCGGAAGAGGCGGCCTGCGCGGGCAACTGGCTAATCTCGCCAGTTGGAACGGGAACGCCGGTCGAGTTCGGATCGATCGAAGCCGTCTGCTGCTGATCGGGCAAAGGTGCCTGCTGCTGGATTGCCTGTGTGGCTGGCATCTGAGGTGGAGATTGACGATAGGCAGTCGTAACCATCGGATCGACATAGCCGGGCGTGGGCTGCGGACCGAGGATTGCCCGCATCTGATCAGGCGTCACGTTTGCCATGTTGTCGGGCTGCATCGTCGGCGATGGAGGAGGAGCAGCCGGGCGCGATTGCGGCATGGCAGACATACCCGCGGACGGGTCGAGGCTCGCGACCTGTGTCTGCGGTGGCGCAACGGGCATCGGGGCGCCAGACTGCGCGAACTGCGGCAATAGCGCTTGAGCGGTTGCCAGACGGTTCGCAGCGTTGGCGTTTCCGGGCACGTTGTAGCCCTTGAAGGCCCATGCGTTGTTCATCAGGTGCTGAGCTTCATCGACGCTCTTGGCGTTGTTCAGAGCCGTGATAAGCGCCGGGTTTTCCTGAAGGAAGAACTGTCCCTGCTGCTGCGGAGTGCCATTGCCACCGCCGGCGAACTTCTGCAGCGCCGCTAGGCGCGGCCCGTTCCAAGACATGATGCCGCCAGCGTTATTGGCGCCGTCGTTCCATGTCCCCGCTGCATTCCCGGGAGAGAACCCGCTCTCGGCCTTTCCTGTGGAAGCGATCGCAGCGAGTGCATAAGGGTTAGTCACGCCACCCTTCACGGTGTCCATGAAACCAGAATAGATCTGGTTGCTGTCTAGACCAGATATGTCGGACGCGTGGCCAGAAACACCGGGATTGGTCGCTGCCACCTCCCCTTGAGCGCCAGACGCAGGAACCTTGGAGCCGCCGAAGAGCGACGACAGGAAGCCCGGAGACTGCGCCGGAGGCGTATAGGGCTGCCCGGTGATTGCCGACATGAGCTGCGCATCAGCTGTCTGCTGCTGCTGTGCCTGGCGCCGTGCAGCCAAGCCGCCCATAAGAGCCTCACCAAGACGCGCCACGCCCTGCCACGGCGACTGAATTGGGCTGGAATCCGTTCCCTGCTGCAGCATTGCAAGAGCGAGCCGCTTGCGGGCATCCGTGATATCGGCCTGGCTCTCGCCGGTATTTCCGCCGAAGATGAAAGACATTTAGCCGCTCCCCGCCTTACATGCCCATGGCCCAGCCGCCGAGCAACGACGAGCCGAGACCGAACAAGCCGCCCATAGCCGCATTGGATTTGGCGACCTGCTGGTTATAAATCCCCACCTGATCCTGATAATTCTGGTTCACGAGCCCGGCATAATCGACGGTCGGAATCTGGCTGCTCGACGTGTTGCCTGCATAGGTCGGTTGGGTGACCTGCGATCCGCTCAACAGGGCGCCGATCTCATTAATCGGCTGGTTGCGCTGGGTAAGGATCGCTGAGAGCGCATTGTTGTACATGTCGCCGGTATACTGATCGGAAGCGGCCTGCTTGTTCGTGCTGAAATCGCGCATCGCATTCGTATAGGCTTCAGAGCCGATCTTAATTCCTTGATCAGCCAGCTTTTGGTCGAGGCTCGCAGAGTCTCGGTCCCACTGATTGTTGAACTGTCCCTGCCAATTGTCGTTGATATATTTCTCGACATTAGCGGAACTGAGATCGAGCGGCGTATTGAGGTAATCCGCCATCTTAGCGGATTGCTCATTGGCGAGCTTGCCCAGATTGAGATTTGCCGCCTGCGTCTGGTCGAGAATTTGCTGCTGCTGCGGAGAAAGCGTCTGGGTGGCCGTGTAGGTCGGGACGTAATAGCCCTTGGTCGAAGTCCAGCCATCCGGCGTATAGGCCTGCTGCTGTGTCGATGCAGCCGTCGCGCCAGTGGTCGAATAGATCGGCTGCCCGTTCTTATCGTAATGGACAACGCTGCTCTGGGTGCCAGCAGATCCGGGGACGGTGACCGAGTGCGTCGGCAAGCTGCTGTGATATTGCCCGCTGCCATCTACCCAATATTGCTGCCCGTTCGGATCAGCGATGAAGTTTTGTCCCGTCTGCGAATAGGTCAGGTTTCCATACGGGGTGACCTGATTGACGTTGTTCATCGCAGCATTGGCCTGCGCGGTCGCAAGATTGGTGGCCGTCTGCGCCGACGCAGTCTGTTGCGGATCGGGCGCCGTTGGTGCCTTAGGTGTGCTGACCAATGGGGAAATCCTCTCTCAAAATTCCGTAGAGCAGGCCATCGCAGTCGCCGAAATAAGCTCTCTGACGCCCTTCCAGGTGCCCACCGAGGCGTTCGAGACATCTTTGAGCATTCACGTTATCCGCGCGCGTCCTGAACGTCGCTCGGCGGCAACCGAGATTTTCCACCACATAAGCGAAGGCCGACTTGATCAACGCTCGAGACAGCCGATCCGCGGCAAGCGATACCTCGACGTCATGCTCTGTCCAGACGTTGAAGACGTAGCCAGCGATGATCTTGCCGCCCCGAACCTCTGCAATCGTCGTGTAAGGTGGCCGAAACTCGACGCCGATCCTCTGCCCGACCCATGCGGCGATATCCTGCCTCGGTTCAGAGACGATCAAATCGGCGTTCCCTTTTGATAGAGAACTGTTCCACCGATCACGCCGGCCTCCGATATCGAGGTGCTGTCACCGGAGATTTGCGCGCGAACTGTAGGGGCAAGAGCAACACCGATTGCGTTCGACGATGCAAACTTGGTGCTAACCGTCGTGCCGGGCCAATAAGCCTGATCCCAGAGCGAAACATCCCATGTGAACGGCCTGACGGCTGCCGCCAGTGCAAGGAGAGCTTGCGGGACCGTCACCTGATAGTCGGCGGAAACACCGAGATAGAAATTCGTCGATGCACCGGCTTGAACGGTCGCACCGATCAACGTTTCAAACTTCGGGGATATGGAGTCTCCGAACCGCTGCCAGGCGCCGACCATCAATGCGTCGATCGGGTTGCCGGCGTCATTCGAACCGACTTCAGCCTCGTAGACGTTGCCATTTGCGGCGCCGAAGAACAGGCGATCATTCCATGCTCCCCAGCACGTCGAGGAGAGGCCTACAAACCGGCACCAGCCGCCTGTCTCGGTGTTCATGACATACTGGTATGGACCATAGGCGGCCGGCAGATTCACGATCGCCATGCGACGACGTGGGAATGCTGTTAACTGCCACTGATCTGACGTCACGCCAGCGTCCGCAACGGTTTGAAGCCAGGTCGGCGCGATTTTCGCAGTAATGGAACCGAGATCAGTCGCGCCGCGGTCAAGCTGCACAGCCTTGGTGATCGGAACAATACCGTCTGTCGTCATGATCGCCAGATCGGCGCCGACATTGATCATGCACCGGTCTTGCCCGAGCGGGCGTCCCACCTTGAATGTGCCAAGCAGCGAGAAACCCGACGCGGTGGACGGATCAGAGCCCTGATAGACCAAAATCTCGCCTTCCGATGACATGAGCACCAAGCATTGCTCAACGCCTGTCGATACCGGAATGGTCCAGACGCCCATCGCGACGAGGACGGCGCCGTATTTCATGCTGCCACCACACGGAAATGCTGTTGCAGCGCCGCTTACCGCGTCCGTGGCCAGATACCAGATCTTTGCCGTGTTCTTTTCGATGAACCACAGCCGCGACCGATATGCGACCACAACCGATAGATTGCTCGCCGTCAGACCGGTTCCGGTGATTGCTGTCGTGGCCCACGTCGAGCCATCATAGAGCAAGGGCGTATCAAGGCCATTGACCAGGCGGAGAAAACTACCGGCTGAATTCGTGTATTGCTGAACCGACCAACGAGCACCGATCTGGCCAGAGACAACAGATGCGGCAATCCCACCGGAGGTGATGTCGAAGATCTGCGAGCCCGCGGATGCGAACAGCTTGTTCGTGGCGCCGGAATACGGGATGATCGTCTGCACGGTCGCGCCGAGCATCGAGGCGAAGATATTAGAGCCATATCGCGCCCGCACCCGGTTCGACTCCGGAAAGAAATTGTCGAGCTGATAGGCAGCGTCCTTCGGCATGTCGGCAACCGCAACGTCCGTGCGCCATCCGGCGGTAGGAGCAACCCAATCTCCCGGCGCGGAAACGCGGCGCGTCTTTGGCGTCACCAATGCGGGCTGACGAACCATGGCGTTTTCAGCCCTGCTGAAGCTCGGCAATTGCCGCATTCGCCGTCTCTAGCTGCGCCTTCAGTTCCTCGATCTGCTTCTGTTGAGTTGCGGCGTTGGCGAGAGCATCGCGCGTTGCATCGGTCATGATGGCGCTCGTCGGGAAACCGGCAAGATCGATCGGCTGCGCCGGCAGAATGTCATCCTTGATGATCTCGCCATCGAGGGTAATACGGCGCAGGTATTGGACATGAGCGCCGATCGGAGCACCGTCAGGACCGAAGCGAACCAGCAGCTCGTAGGGAATGGTGTTGTCTTGGATATCAGCCACGGAAGAGACCTTTTCGATTATGAAATGATTGCGCCGTCTGGGAAGCGCCAATTGGTGCCGTCCGAGATCGCGAAGCGCTTGTTCGAAGTGCCATTGGAAACATAGATGACGCCTTGCGGATTTGCTGCGGCTGATGGAGCGGTAGCCACCGTGAAGGAAGGCAATTTTGGAGCCGCCGAAAAGGCAACGACTCCGGTTGAACGAGTTATCAATATGGCTGTGCCAAGAAGCGTAACTCCGTCATCGGCATAGCGATTGAGAAAAAAATCAGAGCTAACGTTGCTTCCGGATTCGGTCCCGGCCGTTACGCCGGCGATCCAGCGAAATGATAGTGATGTGGAGAACCTAAGCTGTCGCGTCTGCGCCGCTGTTCCATCAATCGCAAGACCGGGGCCGGCCTGAATTGTCTGAGCTGCAGACCAAGTGTTTGCCCCATTCAGCAGCGGGACAGTTGCTCCAGATGTGCCGGTATTCTGGGTGGCTGCCGTCCCAAGTCCGAGGTTGCCTCGCGCCGTGGGCTTGTCGGCTAGATCGCTCAGATTGTTCGCCGCGAGAGCGAACGAGGTCAGAGGGGAAGAATGAGCTTTCCCGAACGTATTGAACCCAATGACCGCAACCAGGGTATCGGACGTCAGTGTATTGATGTTGTTGACCTGCGTCACGAAACATCCCCCGTCAGGATCACCACGCCATTATCGGCGTCGCCGGCAAGCGCATTATCGGGAATGCCGCCACCGACATACCCGCCGAAGAAATTGTCTGGCATATCGCCGCGGTTCGGGAGCGAGAGCGAAACGGCGGACGCGGCACGATCGGAGCCCACCTCGGATTCCTTGGACCGCTCGAAGTTGTCCATCTCCTGGGCGTAATCGAGCCCCTTGGCGCGCTTCCAGCGCCACATGAGCGAAAGCTCCACCAAGCGCTCCGGAATGAGCGCCGTGTCGTTGTCGTTTGCCCACGTTGCCGCCGTGCTCGGGCCGCCGCTCACTGCGATCCAGTTTTTCGAGATGTACTCGTAACTCATCGTCTCGCCGGAAACATTGGGGTAGATCGCGAGCTTGCCGCCGATCATGCGCCACAACTGCGGAACCGGATTGCTGTTGATGATGAGATTCCGCTGCCAAGTCCACGGATCCACGGGACCGTTGAGCTGCCATAGCCGTGAATTGTTCCAGATTACAGAATTGTCGGTGAAGCGTTCCCAATCTGCAGGCGGCTCGGCCGGTTCGGGCATTGCGCCCGTCGCGGTAAATGTTCGCTGAATGAGGAGGATCGACCAGTCATGATCTCGGGCCAGATCGTCCCCTGCCCTCTGGCATAGAATCCGCAATTGTGTGGTCATCGGGTCCGGCGACCCCATTACGAGGCCCGGAATGGCAAGCGAGAGTTCCGCGCATACGTTCTGGATAATAGTCAGCAAACTCATGCGCGGATCTCGGTTTTAGAGTTCAAGGGTGGTCTCGCGGGAAGCCTTCGGCGGCCGCCCCGGACTGCGGCGAATCTCGCCGCGTTCGCTGTCTTCCAGGCGATCGGCGAGGACCTTCAGTTGTTCGCGAAGCACTTCCATATCCGAGCGCAGGCGTTCGTTTTCAGCGGCAAGCGCTGAGGCTACCGAGCTGTCCTTGGCGCTTTCGAGGAATGCTTTTGCCGCGGCAACCAGCTCATGTGCGCCCATGCCGATGTTCTGCTTCATCGTGTCAGAAAGCGCCGCCATCTGCTCGACGGTGTAGATGTTGACCGCCTCGAATTCCTTGATCTGGCTGGGCTTCAGAAGCGGCCATTGAGCAAGGGGAGTGCCGACGATCTGCTCACGTTCGCCAAGACCACGCTTAAAGCGCGCATAGGGCTCATGAAACCGCTCTTTGTCGGCTTCCGTGGCTTCGCGATAGACTTCGGTGTTTTTGTCGCCTGCAATGACGATGCGAACGAATTCACGATCCTCGAAGATCGGGCGGCCCGCTTGCTGCGACTTGAAAGACTGCTCGACGGGCTCGAGACTGAATGCTGCATAAATACCGGTTGATTCGGCCATGGGATTTGCTCTCGCTGTTGATGGCGGGGAAAGGAAAGGGCTCCGAAGAGCCCCAAATTATTGCTGAGCTTCCGCCTCGGGAGGCGCTGGTTCGTCCTTGGGAGGATCGATCGCGTCGGCGACGAAAAGCAGAAGCTCTTCGATCACCAACGGCACGTCACGGCCAGCCTCGCGAGCAGCCGTGATCTTTTCAGTGAGATCATCACGCAGGGCCATCTTAGTTGACCTTGGCGATATACGGCCACTGCAGGCCGACTTCGGTTACGTTGGTCGCCGTCACCGTAATGCCGGCATTGCTCGACGTGGCGTTAGCCGACATGGTGATGCTCTGGATCGCACCGGATGGGCTGTAAGTGATCCCGGTGATGGTCGTGGAAGCAGGAATGCCGGTACCGGAGACCGTGGCGCCGATGAACGGACCAGAACCCGTGCTTACGCCCGAAAGAGCAGTCAGTGTGGGGGAGCCGCTGGTATCGGTCGCCGTGAACGTGAAGTTCGCAGCGGCGAACGATACAGGCGTGATCTGCTTCGTGGTCGCGGTCGGCGATGCAGGTACGGCAAGCATGCCGGCGGTCGCTGTAGTTTCGGCAACGACGATGTTCGCCGTAACCGTGCCGCTGGTGAGTGCCGGTGCCTGGCCGGAGCGTTGGACCCAGATGTAATAAACACCTGCGGCAAGCGTGATGGTGCCCACAGGACCGCCGGAGATGGTCGGCGGCTGTGCAGCTCCGGAAAATACGCCACAACGATTGCCGACGACGGCAGCGGTGGTGGTGAGCAAGGATGCATTGTAATCCTTGTCCCACTGAAGCCACTGACCGGGCTGCATCGTGGTCGTGGAAGCGAGCGTGAGTTTGCAATAAACCCATTCCGCTTCACTCGGCCCCCAGGAAACGGAGCCGAGGGAGAAATTCGGCCCAGGAATTCCGGAGCCAGCGACGATCGGGCCTTCGACAACGAACGGGTTCGCGCCGAAACGCTCGGTCTGAGACGTTGCAACAGACATGTGGTTGATCCTTTCTGTTTCGGCTTAGGCGAACAAGACGCCCTGGAGGAAGGCGTTGTTCATCGTCATGTTGCCGGCCCAACCCCAGAGACGAACAAGCGCATCCTGGTTGGGGTTCATGCGATCATCGCCAATCGGCGACATGTCGCGGTCGCGATGCGGCCGGTAGAACAGGTACTTGGTGTTCAGCATGTACATCTGGTTCGAAGGCGCACCGCCGCCGAAGCCACCGTCAAACACGACGTCGGAGCCCATGTATTGCAGGGTGTTGAAACCCGCCATGCCCTTGTCCGATGAGGTGATGCGCTGGATCGCCTGCAACGATTCCCAATAAAGCCGGAAATAGTTGTTGTCGGCGATGATGAGGTCCGGTTGATCCGGTCCGCGCGAGCACGACAGGTAGAGCCGGTTCATGTAGGACTGGATGTTGGAGGTCGACGCAGCGCCGCCGCCATCCGAGGTCGCAGAGAACTTCTGGTTACGCCAGAAGGCCCATGTGGCGCGGTTGATGCCGCCAATGGTGCCCGAGGTCGGAGCCGTCGAAATGAGAAGCTGAAGGCCTCCAATCTGGCGCCCACCATCGGCCGTGCCATCGGAATAGCAATCGAGCGCGATATTGTTCTTCAGCGTGATTTCCGCATTCTCAATACGGCCTTCCAGCAGGTCGAGAACTGCGTCTTCGCCGGAATTCTGGAGCTGCTCCAGACCGGAGATGGAAACCGCAACAGCGGCCTGCTTATAGTCGTATTCCGCCGCAGTGATGACGTCGGAGGGCTGGACGTTCAGGAGGTCATAGCCGGAATAGCGCTTGAATGTGCTGTTTTCCTGGTACTGCAGTTCCTGAACGATGGTGCGGCCGCCGGAAATGGGCTTCTTGCGGCCGCGGCTATTGAGACGGGACAAAAGCCCGTTGTTCTTCGTCACATCGTCAGCAATCACGCCGCTGCGATTGCGCAGAGTCGTGGTGACGATTTCCGAAAGGTTCGGAGAAATTGTCATGTGGTTTTACCCTGTGATCAGACGCGACCGCCCTGGGCTGCCATGGCCTCTTTGAGCGTGTCGCGAATTGAGGATGGCTTTCCGGCGCCGGCGTTCGCACTCGGGCCGGGGGCGGAAGAGCCGGTGATGGATTTGGAGGCCCTGCGGGCTTGATCTGCCGCAGCGGCTCGCCTTGCTTGCTCGTCCTGAACCGGCGCCGCAGTCTGATTGATCAACTGCTGGCGGATGTCAGGACGCATCCAACATGCCATGTCGTAGGCATCCTTGAGCGATCCTGCTCGACCCGCGCTGATGAGGGCGACCATATCGTCAAGAACTGCTTCTGCATGCGTGTTGGCCTTGTCGGAAAGGAACGCATCGACTTGATTTTGCGTGTCACGTTTCCGGAGAACTTCTTCGACCGTCGCTTCAACGTTGATGGGTTGAGGCTGCGGCTGTTGGCGTTGGGGCTGCGGTGCAGGCTGTTGAGCGGGAAGGTTGATTTTCCCCTCAACGATTGCCTGGGCCAGCGCCCGAATATTGACGCCGCCGATCTGTGCGACGTGGAAAACGGTGCCGATCGGATCGCGCTGCAGGAACTTCTCGTAATCGAGCGCCTTGCGCATGACTTCGGCATGGGTGGTGTTGCCCTGCTTGATGAGCGGGGTGAATTCTTCGAGGCCCTTGTAGTCTTGGAGAACCTTAAAGCCCTTATCGACTTCTTGCTCTCTGTTGCTGATCGCGACCTTTACATTTTCCGGCAGCGTGTCGAATGCGGCCTTGGCATCTGCTGACCAGCCGGGAGGAGCTTTGTGGATTGGCTGCGCCACAGGCTGAGCCACTGGCTGCGTTGCAGCGGTTGCTTCAGGCTGCGAGGCCTGAGGGGCTGCCTGCTGCTGTACGGGCTGCTGGGTGGCGGCGGCCGTAGTCTTCTGTTCTACCTGCTTTGCAGCAAATCGCCCCGCTTCATCACGGCTCCGGCTGTCCGGCTTCTGTTCCGTCGTGTCAGCCGGAGCTTCCTTCATCGCAGCAACGAGGCTGTCGCGGATACTGACCGGCTTTTCGGATACGACAACGTCTTCGCTGCCCGTTTGGGCCTCGTTATTCAGATCTTCCATGTTCGATTGGTCCTTTTTCGGGGATTGATGCCCGTTCAGGCGGTATGCTGCTGATAGGCTTCTTTCAGAGCCTTACGGATGCCCTTGCGGTCCGCTTTCGGTTTCTCGATCGGCTGGGGCTTCTCGTTGCCGATCTCTTCCACGCCATGGGCGCGATATTCACCCCGGAGCTTTGACTTCGAGGTGTAGAATTTCCCGTCATGCATCGATTGGATTTCGATGGTGTCGCTGACGAAATGCGGGGCAGGCAGATCGGACGCTGCGAGATTGCGCTCGGGGAGGCAATTATGGGGCCAGCGGTCCAGTTCGTGCCAGCCACCGCAGACGCGGCAATAACGCTGTTTCATTGTACGGTCCTCACTGGCTGGGCCGCCGCCTGCTGCATCTTCTGCTGATGCTGCATGACGTTCAGCGCCGCCTCACCGCGCATCCGTTCCATGCCCATGCGATGCTCTGCTTCGGCTTGGGCAACGCCCATTTGCGCTTTCTGCTGCTCGGCCTGGGCTTTGACCCGGGTCGTCTGCAGCTTGATCTGCTCATCCGGCGACGGCGGCGGTGGCGGCTTCGGAGTCGTCGCCTGCTGTGAAAGCTGAGCACCAGTTTGTTCAAGTGTGCTTTCGAGCTGGCGCCCTGCCCTGAAGCCGCGGGCGGCAAAGAGGAGGGTCTCGACCATTACCGGCACGAGGAGAGGCTGGGTCTGGGCAACCGGGCCGGCTTGCTGGATGAAGCCGCCGATCATCTGCACGAATTCCATGCGGCGCTGCTTTTCGGCGTCCTCGTCGGGCTCGATGGTGGAATCTGTCTCGATATCGATCCTGAAGCCCCGCACACTGTCATTGCGAAGCAACTGGACAACCTCGTCAATCGTCGGCTGCTGCATCATCTGATCCATGCCCTGCGGCGGCTGAGGCGGTGGCGGCGGCTGCTGACCCATTTGCTGCGCACGAGATGCAACGGCCTGATATTGCTGCTGCGCCTGCTGGGCTTGCAACTGAACGGCCTGCTTCTGTTGCATCGTCGGAAGCTGAATACCGCTCATCATCATCAGCGTTTCAGGCTGGAACTGATTGCAGACGATCTCACCAGCGATACGAACGATGTCACGGGCGAAACGGGCAAGTTCGCCCTGACGATCACGGATGCGGATCGATCCCCATTGGCTTTTGATGCGCTGTGCCGTCGCAGTCTCAGATGCCTGCGTGTCACCGCGCACGATGTCCGAAATGCCGGTGATTTGATAGACATCCTCTATCAACTGCTTGCGGTTCTCGATGCAGGCGGTGATCACCTTCTGCACTTCGTCGATCGGCAACGTGACAATTGCGTTCGAACCGCCTTTATCGGTGAACGCAGCCCATTCAGGGATCGGCACCATCACAGTGTCGTTTTCGGGCCGCATAGCCTTTTCGATCGCCGGCGACACCGAACCATCCCCCGAAGGATAGAAGATCTTCAACCGCAACTGATCGGAAAGCTTGTTGATGCGCTTCGTCAGGATGTCGATTTCTTCGCATTGGCCCTGATAGTACACATAGTCCGGCACAGGGATTAGCGAGCCCGTCGAGAGCGTTCCATAGGCCGGCCGAGGGCAAGGCCAGAAGCCTTCAAGATCGAGCGGCGGCTCAGATACCTCCAGCGCGGTCGGCGATCCCTCGGCAATCCAGACGGTGTAATTCTCGGTCTTGCACCAGATCTCCCAGACATAGGTCTTGCCTTCATTCTGGGCGCGGTCAGTATCGGTCTTGCCTTGATCCGACCCGATTCCCTGGCTGGCGATGCGTGCGACGGCCTCTTCGCCAAATCGCTCTTTCAACTCCTCGTCCGTCATCGGAACGCGACGGGCTACCCATGTCACATCCTTCCAGCGCCTGGCCGGCGAATGCAGGAAGTCGGACCAATGCACATAGTCGATGCAGACGCGCTCATCGGTGATGCGCTCCAACGGCTGGAGCTGTTGCGCTTCCTGGGCCTCGTAGGCTGCCGTTTCTGATGGCTCGACGCCAAGATCCTCTGCCTCGATATCCGCTTCATAGCGCAGCCATGCCGTTCCACGACCACAGAGCAGGAAGTCGTCTCGTGACTCGCGCATCGTGGCGTCGATATCGGCGAACTCCATCAGGCAGGACAGATTGCGCTCGACTATCTCAGAACCCGACCGCGCGACCGGATCGGAGTCCTTGAACCGACGCTCCACGGCCGGCTGCGGCACCCTGGCATAGACTGCCGGCTGGAGAACCGAGATGTTCGCCCACAGCATCGGGAAATTGCGCTTGGCCTGGCTACCGCTATCATTCTGCTGTTGAAGATAGATCTTCTCGATCTTCTCGCAGCGGTCGCGCCATTTCTGGAAATAACGCTTGGCTCGCTCAAGCTCCTGCTGCCAATGCGCGCCGACCTTGTTCAGGTCGAAGCTCTGCGCATCCTGCTCTTCCGTCGCGTCGTATGCTGTCATCAAACTCTCTCGCTGCGGGACGGAGTGGATTCCAGAAGGTCGTTGAAGGTCATGTTGTGGATCGTCTTCACCTTTTGCGGCTGTTCTTCCTTCGGCCTCACGTAAGGACGCGACATGCAGCCGTAGCGCGCCTCGTCGGCAACGTGATCCTCAGCGTTGGTGTCCAAGTCCTCAGGGCGGTCCGGATCGTGCTGCAACAACGGCACGGTGCGGATGAAGTCCTTGCAGGTTGAGAACACGAACATTCCTGGCCGTTCGCCATCACCCTTCATGCGTGCCCGCATCTGATCCCAGCCACCCATGGCGCCACGCTGAGAGACGCGAGCATTATCGGCCGGTTTGAAATGGACCTTATAGCCGGTGGCACGCGCCATGCGCTCGGCAATGGACGGACCGCCATCTTCGGCGAAAGCCGCAGGGTCGAGCACGCCGTATGCAATCTTGTCTCTGCCGTCGCGCTCCTGAATGCCACGACCCACCTCTTCGGCCGTGAGCTTTAAGCCGACGTTCGTCTCGCCCACCTTGCAGCCGTACCACTCGCGATAACGGACGATCGCACCACGCGGGATGATACCGTTTTCAGTCTGGTGATCATCGGAGGCGATTGCCCACCATCCTACAGAGAACGGACGAGCAGAGCCCCAATCCATTGAGCGGAAACGCGTCCAATCGGACGGAATCGCAAACGGCCGAATGATGTGCTTGGCAGTATCCCAGCAATCGAAGAATGCGCCCTCGATGGCATTCCAGTCACCGGACAGCCACGCTTTCACGAGCTGATCGGACCCGACCAGATAGAGGTTGTTCACATAATCCGGGTCGTTCTGCATCAGCAGCTTATTGTCTTCGATCCGGCTCGGGATGAAGACGAAACGATGCTGCTTGCCATTCGGCAATTGCCTGACCAGCGACTTCATTCCCATTGGCGCGGGGTCGATGTACCGCTGCTTGATCCAGTGCTGGCCAGCGCCGCCAGGATTGCCAGTGAGGATCAATTGCGTCGGGACACCCTTGGCAGAGCGCAGAACAGCGAACAGCCGATCGATAGGCTTGGAGTCCGGATAAAGCCCCGCCTCTTCCACGCATGCGTCGCTGACGTTCTGGCCCTGATATTTGTCGGCGTCCTGCACCCGCTCCAATGGTCTGAAGCGAAGGCGGCCACCGCCTGGAAACGTCCATGTCTTCTTCTGGTCGTTCCATCCGGCGCCGATCTTGCCGTAAATCTCCTTGCTGCGCTCGATCGCGTCATCAAGCATCGGCAGTTCACGCCGGCAGAACAGCGCATTGAAGGCCGAACCATACATCGCTGCCTTGATGGCATATTTCCCCAGAACGCCATCAGTCTTGCCGCCGCCTCGGGCTCCTCCGAAGAAGATTTCACGGAACGGACAATCAACGAGTGCCTTCTGCGGACCTTCCTGCGGTGCCCAGACGACCCTACGTGTCAGATCCACCATGCTCTTTGAGCCATTGCTCCTCGGTCACAGGCTTGGCGCTGACGACGAAATCAAGGGCGCCCGTCAAATCGACGTCGAGCTTGTCGCCGTAAACTTTCGGACGGAGCTTTGCAGCAACCCATTTCCTGGCGTCGATCTGAAGCCGGCGATGCTCGATCATGTCGGCCTTGCTGATCTCGACCACTTTGCCATCCGCATCGAGCTTGGTTTTCTCGCCAGTCACCGGTGTGTTCGCGATGTCCAGGATCTCATCAAAGAGGGCATCCGCCTGAGCTTCGCGAGCGCGCGCGTACATGTCGCGAAAGCTGTCGTGTACACCAAGCCATCTGAACACAGTCGCCCTATGAGGCATATCCTCTGCAAGGCAGATCGACTTGAGGCTTTCACCTCCCGAAAGCCGTTCACAGATCGTGTCGGCTATTGCCTGCGTAAAGTCTGATGGTCTGCCTGTCATTGATTACCTCGCCGGTCTGAGCGGCTGCGTGGAATAAGAGGATAACGGGGATAACTTGACCGCTGGCTTGCGACTCAGAGGCGACAGTCGTCTGCTGCTTCTGCAACTCAGAAAGGAGCTAGCAATGTCGGATAAATCAGTTGTTCACATCGGTGAGAATTCACCGGAGGAAGTTGCTTTCAAGCTATTCAAAATGATTGCGGAGGTCGAAAAGAAAGCAACCTACGCATCGATGGGAGATCTTTCAACCGGATGGGCTCCGGCAGATAAGGATTACATTCTCAAAACTTATGGAGAATGCATTACTACCGTCCGTGATGGATGGTATCAGGCCAAATAACGAGAACATGGGCAAGTGCATCTCTCGCTGCCCATGTTCAGTTCATAGTCGAATGCTGCACATCACGTTAAAATCAAGAAAAGCAATGTAAGCGCGATCGGGAGGGCGATGATGACAAAAAGCAGCCACATAACAGCCCCCCAAAACAACCAAGGGGGAGGAATGTTCGGATTTTCATGGGATGCCATAAACGATTGGTCCAACCGAATCTATTTGATCGCTACGATCTGTTCCATCTCTTTTGCGGGTATTGCTCTCCTTGCCAGCTTTTTCATGTGGCGTTCGTCAAACGAGATATCGGCCGACAAAGACCGTGAATTGGCGCGCTTCCAAGCGAAAGCCAATGAGAAAACCGAACAACTCAGAAATTCAAGTGATCAACTAAAGCTAGAAGCCATCAAGTTACAAGAAAGGTTGGAGGCCGAGAGAGCAAGCCGGCTCCAGCTTCAAGCCGCTCTTTCATCAAGGCACCTTTCACCAGAAGAGTCAGATAATTTGACAGCGGCGGTGAACGGAAAGCTCCAACGTGTAGTTCTTAAATATACCAGCGACGCAGAATCGCTTGCCTTTGCACAAGACATTGCCAATGCTCTCGCACGAGCCAATGTACAAGTCATTCCGGACGGAGCAGGAATGATCGTTCCGAAGCCATATGGCGTTTCTGTGAATTCACCCGATCCGTCTCCCCTGACTACTGGCCTAAGGGCAGCGAATATCCAGATACAAACTGTTGCCTATCAGGGTGGGGACACTTGGATTCTCGTGGGCGAGAAGCCTCCTCCATTTTAAATTTCACCTCCATTCCTCCACCCCTAAGATCTTCAACTGGCTTGCGCCTGTGGGTCTTTCAGGGTTTCTCTCTGGGCGGCGCTACTTGGAACCCTTATTCGCGCTCTTCCCGATCAGGGCTACGAGACGACTTTCACGCCTCTCCGGGTATAGCGCTCCCGGTGCTTCTCTTCAGGACGGAACGACCAGGCTCGAACCCCGATCTTCACGAATGACTATCCGCCGTCCTGTCCTCCCCGCGAGGTCACAGAGGCCGCTGCTCTTCCTGCCTACCAGTGTTGCCGGCTGCGGTGCGGCTTGCTTTCGAATGCCTGCTGAACTCTATTCAATCTCTTGCGTTTTAAAGCGCGAAGATCGCTTTTCATGCGGGAGGAATGAGATGAGCTTCGTGCAATTGACTCTGATTGGACAGGCTGCAATGCCTGTTTTTGTAAACCCGAACCAGGTGGTATCGCTGGTAGCGCTTCCTGACCGTACGCAAATAGTGACGACTGCAACTGGCAACCATGGTGCCGCGATTGTCTACGATGTGACAGAGCTGGCTGCGGAGGTCGTACGGCTCCTGACGACCAATGCTTCTGTCGCCTCATCAGGGCGAGCTTAGGACAAAAGCCCGACCAGCAGTTAAGCCGATCGGGCTGCGAATGATTGACGGCTCCAGCGATATCGCTCGCCACGGTTATGCCGCTGTGTGCACCAGCGCGGCATCTTGCTTGACCGGCCCGAAGGCTACCGTCTGGGCGCCGGAGCGCTTTATGGAGCCAGCACGAGGATTCGAACCCCGGGCATCCGAATTACAAAGACGGCGCTCTACCTACTGAGCTATGCTGGCGAATATTCAGGTCAGGACGGCCTTCGCTCCCCCGGGGATACCACGTCAATTCGTGGATCGTCGCTGCTCTTATCCTCGTGAGAGGAATTGGTATCGAGAAGGCCGGTAACAGCGTCCGGCGTGGCTATCTCCCTTTCGGGGGGGGGCGGGACGATCAACTCCTACCACTGAATTCCTCATGACATATCGCCATGAGCTTCCCGATCTGTTTCGCGCCCCTGGCTCATGATTGCCGTTTCCGGCCTACAGGCTATTACCTGATCTGAGGTGTTCCAGCGCTTGCGCGATCTCTATGCCGCCTGCCGTCTGCGCAAGTCAGCTTTGCGGCGGTTATCGGCTGCGCACACCAAGACTGCGGTTCTGAGCTGAATGCCGCGCCCGAATGTCTCGGGGTTTGATTACTCTGGATTTCGCCAGTGCAGGGTCAATTTGCGGCTTAGCGTCCGATGCTCGCCAGTGTGTGACGCAAATCTCGGACGTTACCGTTTGTGAAGCGATATCTGGCTGATTTTCGGACAGCAGGCAATCCGCATTGTTAAGCCGAACCAGCATAATACGGTTGAGATTATCAGCAATACGCTGACAAATCCGATCAATTTGGCGTCGCAAAGTTCGGTCGTTCAGGTCATTTTCTACTGCAAAGGCGGAGATCGTCATGCCCCTCCTGACTTTAACCCAGCTCCAGGCGTAGATTAGCTTGCGGTCTGCCTCACTCGGAAGCGCATTGATCCAGTTCCATACCTGCTCCATTCGCCCGAGGGAGGCCGCAGACGCGTTTTCCCTGTATCGGGCAGGCTGCACGCCATAAGACTCGTCATAGCGCCTGACGGACTCAGGCATGGCGTTTCCGAACATCTTCGGACCGCGTACTGATGGCGATATGCGGAGCGTATCCGCCATCTCCAAAATCCGCGCCTCAACCGCTTTCGCTGTCCAGTCGACAAAGTTCACGCCGCGTCTCCTATCATGTCCAAAAGATCGCCCTGCACGGGCTGAAAGAATTTCACGCCGATCAACACGCGGAGAACATGGGATGTCGGTATTCCGCAGTTCATCGCCCTGGCCTTCTGGCGCAGGCTGCCAAGATCGATGGTGTTGAAGTCACCGACCAGCGTAGGCGACTTCACCAGCGATGGGTGCTGCACGAGGATGGAGGAAACGGCCTTGAGCATGTCGCTGTAGAGTTCCCGAGCATTCGTCGGCGTGCCGGTCATCAGCATGAAGACGAGCCGCAGATGATCCTCACCATACTCCCTACCGATCTCGCGAACCGTGGGTTTGCAATAGCACTCGTATGGCTTTCGGCTGGTGGGGCTGTGCAAATGGCCGTCAAAGAGCTTCACGCCGCACTGGCGCGCTACTTTGTAGATGTCACATGGCCGCCGCTGGAGAGAGGTCAAGCCGCGCTCCTTAGCGGTTGCAGCCCATTCGATGCCTCGCCTATATTGCCAGAGAAATGTGGTGGGGCGCCTACATGACACCGGACGACAAAAACTGGACGTATTGGCTGGGTTGGTATGCGGCCTATGCGATCTTGGGACTGATCTTTCTTGGCGTAATATGGGAAGGCCAGTTCGATAACGTTTGCGGGGGTTCCGCGCAGACTTGGCTTCCGTGGGCGCGACCAGAGGAACATTGCCTGAGAGAGTGGCTGGGCGCTCTCAGTGGCTGGGCGGGTCTCGTAGTGGGCATCCCCAGCATCCTTTATTTGGCTAAGCAAGTGCGGATGGCAGAACATGCAACCTTTCGACTGGCGGAAAGCGAAAGACGGCGGCAACTTGCGGCTTGTCGCAGCGTCCTCCGGATTTGCGGCCGGATAGAGAAGAATTTGGATCCCGCGAATGAGCTTTTGGTTCCCAATCCTGAAAGCAAGTTGTTGGAGCAGGCCAGGGACCTTAGGTATATGCTTGAGCACTTCATAGAACTCGTCAATGACCCAGCAATTGACCTGTTTGAGTCTTGGTTTCCTTTGGAAAGCGGTGATCAGGTAGATGCCGGTGAAATCCGCAGAGAATTGAGCAGGCATCTGCGGTTCGTAGAAGAAAATTTGGCGGAGAGCGAACCATCGGTCACAGCCGATGAGATCGTCGATTCCTACAAAGACAGCTATAATGTGCTGGTATCTTTCGAAGAAAGTATGCGCGTCGCCGCTAAACTCGCATTGAAAGACATTGATCAGGACCGCGCCGGTGGCTGACGCTTTCATAGCTTTCCGCCCTTCTCGGCAAGATACGCCGCTGGATCGATGCGCTTGACTTCGGACGCTGCGCCGAACGTGCCAAGCCGATGATCGCGATAGGCGCGATTGCCAGCGGGATCAAACTTAACCGCGGCAATATTGCGGACCCAGCCCACCGCCTTCGCGGCATTGCGCTTCATCTGCTTTTCCTGCTTTGCCGCTCGCTTCCTTCCCTTCTTGCTCTGCTTCGGGGCCTTATCCGGCTTGCCCCACAACACGCGCTTATTGCTGCGGCGACGATCGGGAATGTCGGCGGCTTGGGTATCGAGCCGATCAAGCGCCTTCCAGGCCGCGGCGTTGGTCTCAAACGGTCCTTCGACGACATTGCCGCGCTGATCGGTAACCTCGTACTGACCGCCATCGTTTCTCGTGACGTTGAGGATCTGGGTCACAGCCGAACCCTCCATGTGCGGAGCGACAGCCGAATCCGAAGCCAGAATATTTCGAGGATGATCATCGGATTTCCCTCCCCGGAACAAACCTCATGATCGCCGGTTTTGATTTCGAAGGATCACTGTCATGCCACGCCAATGGTGGGATCATCCGGTCACGATCGAAACCGCTCACGTCGGGCGGTTCATCACAATCAACAGCACCGAACGAGCCGCTGAATTCCTGCTGAATGAATGGCCGGGCGACGTCGAGGCCAAATCCTATACCGTTGCAGCTCAGGTCCTTATCGACGCCCACGAAGGCAGAGCAACGACTGACCAGGCTCGTGAAGCTTTCATCACCGCGGCGCGGGAAGCGGGTATTTTCGTTTTCAAAGAGTGAGGTCATGCCGCGCCTTTCGGGGTGTTGGCTTCCCGAGCCGCATAGGCGGCACGCTGCATTTCCATCTGCACAGCGTCGGAGAAAGCTTCGATTTCCTTTCTGATAGCTGCGTCCGCGTGTCCCTGAACCTGCAGTCGGGCGTAAAGCCGCCTACAAGTCAGTTTCCAAAATCGGTCAGCCGCCTCGCCGTGCCTGCGCTCAAGCACTCGCGCGGTCTCGCGAACGAAGTAGATATTTCGGTCGATTGGGAATGGGATAATCTCAGCCGTCATGCCGCTTCCCCTTCCATTTTCTCGCCACTCCCATGGGGCCCTGCCCCTTGGAACCCCGCTGGGGGATGATCCCCCAGACCCGCAACCAAACCCGCTGCGCGGCTTTGGCCTATCTTCATCTGAGGGTTCGGCACCGAAGCGATGATTGTTTGCACTGGAGTGTCGCCATTCGTATGTACTTCTACTCGCGACACTTCGGTGCAAGGTCGCTTCTGGCGGTAAAACCAGGTACGCCGGGATATCCCCTCGGCTTCCCAAGGCTTTGTAGCTGCCAGCGTGGTTGCCTCCTGGGATGAGCGATTTAGCATGCCCTGTTCACGCCGTTTGCGCTCCTGCCGGCTTCTATCCCGTTCGCGCTTAAGCTCTTTTGCTACTGCCTTTCGGTCTTCTGATGACAGATCGCAGGCACCAATGGTTTTTAGGCCAAGCGCATTGCGTTCCTTCATCGTGACATGCAGCAGCTTGGCGGTGGCCTCTGCACCGAGCATGTACTTCCGCCGGCCCACAGTGCAGACGAGATCGAGTAGTTCATCGTCGGAGATCCATGGTGCCCACGTTTTGCACCAATCGACGACCGACTGAGATCTAGGTGTCGTCGCGACCGCATAGATGTATGCGACACAACTATCGTAGTCATCTGTCCCAGCGGGGTCCGGTATTCCACGGTTGTGGCGATGACGGATCACTCTTTCGATTTCCCGCAGCCGCATCACTTCGATTGAGAATTTCCACTCCACCCGCCGATCACGCTTGCGCGCCGGCTTTTCCTTCCAGATGACTTTCCCGATCAGTATCTGCTCGGAGCCATCGCGGTTTGATTTGAGAACCTGTTTCAAGCGATACCTCAGAACGGAATCTGGTCATTGAGTTCAGGAAGCTGTTCCTGACGAGGACGATCCGACTGCTTGCGACCGCCACCATTAGGACGGACTGTGCGGCTGGAGACGAGGGAATCAGCAACGATCTGAAGCTGCTCGCGCTTCTCGCCATCGTTCGTGGTCCATGTGCTGCGTTGGACGCGTCCCGATGCGCTGACCATGTCGCCCTTCTGAAGGCGAAGGAGGTCTTCGGCGACACGACCGAACGCAAGGATGCTGATCCACAGCGGCGGAGCATCCTGTTCGCCAACGGCAACAGCCATGGAGGCGGCTGCCATCGGCTTTCCTGATTGGGTGGAGATCGAGCGGGGATCTTGGCCCAAGCGGCCATATGCGGCGGCGTGCATCATGAGAAAGCCCTCCGGCATATCTTGAAGGACTTCGCCAACGTGCAGGCCTCTGCAGCCTGGACGCTCGTCAGACCGAAACGCTGCTTGAGGACGGGGATTACGGCGCCGAACTGGTCACCTTTACGATCGGCGAGCCATTGGGCGGCGCGGGTTATGTTTGATGGGGTTGATAAATTTTCGGAGGCGGCCGTCATGCTGCCCTGCCCGACGTTGATGTAACCGGCTGAGATAGGCGATCTATTGCCCATCGATCAAGATCATCGAGATCATAGAGCGGAATGCGGCCTGCATAGCGCATCGCCGGGCCGCCGCCAGTAGTGGCCATCTTGTTCAAGGTAGCTAGGGCGATAGGGATGCCGTGCTTTTCGAGGAGATATCCCGGCACCTCAGATCGTCTTAGTCTGGGTTTTTCAGAACTATTCATCGTTAACCATTTCCCGATTTTCCATATGGCATTTGTGCCATACATGGCATAATCGAGATAATGGTGGTTAAGTCAAGAAAAATATATGGCATAAGTGCCATATCTTCTGAACGGGGACTGAAGTGGCAAAAAAGCAGCTAGTAAAAGATCAGGACAAATTCATCGTTCGACTTCCTGATGGGATGCGCGAGCGAATTAAGGCGAAGGCAGATCGCGCAGGAATGTCTATGAACGAGGCAATCGTATGGGTCCTTGAAAGGGAATTTCCGGCCCCCGTGACGCTGGAAGAGCGGCTTCACGATCTAGCGAATTTAGTGTCGATGCTGAAGGACTCGAAGGACCCTTATGAAGGCGTCGAAGCACTAATCGCTGAAATCGAAGAAACGGTAGATAAGATCGCCTCGGATAAAATTCCAACAGATCAGCGTTTTTCACGAATGGTCTATGACCGGCTGACATATTGGCGGGAATTGGAGCTTGATAACTGGCGCGACAAGCACGAAAGCCCGTTCGATGATGAAAACTGGCCATCATATAGCGGCGATGACCCCTTCGCCGAGGATCATCCCTCAGAGAAAAAAAAGGATTAGGCCCGGCGCGGCATCTTGAGGACCTTGGCAGTTTGCCCGGTCATCATACGGTGCACCTCGCCCGAAACCTTGTTGGCTGCGGCTATCAACACACTGTCGAGATGATGCACATAGCGTTGCGTGACATTGCCGGCCGAATGACCCAGAAGGGCCGCAATCGTTATTTCGGTGAAGCCGAGATCGCCGGCCACACTGGCGTAGGAGTGGCGCAGCGTGTGCGATGTCACACCGGCCAAGCCGGCCTTCTTGGTGAGGCGTTCGATTGCTTCGTCGAGCGAGCTATAAAAACCGCCTTCGCTGCGAGGTCCTGGCAGAACATGTGGGTTGTCTCCTTGCTTGCTGACAGTCGCGAGCAACTCAAAGACAGGTTTTCCAATCGGCCGGACTGATGCGCCCTCTTTCGAATCGCCGAGGCGGAAGCAGTTTCCCCCTTCATCAACCTCGGCCCACTTCAGACCGGCGATCTCGCTTAGACGAAAGCCCGTGAGCAAGAAAAGCTTAATTCCGACGACACCCTGCCAGATTTCGGTATCGGCAGCTTCCAGTGCGTTGCCCAGCGCCCGATACTCTTTTGCATCGAGTCGGCGCGTACGCTTGCCAACAGCCGGCTTCTTGATGCCTCGCGCCGGGTTATGCTGGATGATGCCTTCGGATACCGCATAGGTCAGGATAGCGCTCAAGAGCGTTACCGCCTGTGATGCGGTGCCCGCCCCTCCCTCGACGATCGACCGCCCCCGGAGCTTGCCCGTCTTCTCAGTCATTGCCGTTTTGCCAACGGTTACATCCCTCATCATCTTCACAACGTCGGCAGTGGTAACATCTTGGACGAGCTTGGCGCCAAGTAACGGCGTGATGTGCCGGTTCGCCCTGCCCTTGTCGACGTACAGCGTGGAGGCCTTCTTCGGTTGGCCTCGCTTGCCAAAGATGAGCCCTTTGTCAGCGGCGGCAAAATACGTCTCGCACAACTCTTTGATGGTGAGTGATTTCCTCCGCGTGGCTCGATCGAGCTGAGGATCCTCCCCGCGGGCTACGTCGCCAAGCACAATCTTGGCCTGTTTCCGGGCTTCCTCAACCGTTAAGGCACCATGGGAACCGACCTTGAAACGCTTCGTTTGCTTCCCGACTCTGTATTGGGCGACGTAGGTCTTTTTGCCGGTCGGCCATACGCGCACGCCGAAGCCGGACAATTCGTCATCCCACTCGAAATAGTCTTTCTCGCGCGCGTCCAAGCTGTCGATAACGCGCTTAGTAAGTTTCGTCATGCTCGCACCCAGGTTTTACAGGAAGCATATAGGAAGCGGCAGGAAGCAAATTGGGGTAAATTCGATCGCAACCGTTGTAATCGCAGAAAACGCTTACCGGCTGATATTGATCACATAATCGAATTTGAGTAAACAACAGGAAGCGTGGGAAAGTGACTTAGCTCTGCATTCCGATTCCAAAGGTCACAGGTTCGAATCCTGTCGGGTGCGCCATTTCTAACGTATTGATTCATCTGCAATATTTTCGGTAGTAGTCAGCTTACGGTTCTTCGCCCGTGCTGCTCGAAATCTATCCGCCACGGTACCAGTAGCCGCTCATTGTTGAATGAAAATCCGTTCAATCGGGTTCGGACATGAACAGAGCAATTTGAAAATCCATCACTCACCAACTGAGACGAGGACCGAAAGAGCCATAGGAACCGGGTGTTGACCCGCTTGGATCTAGCTGATTATCTCTTTGGACTCTCTCTTCCCATCGCCGACGTTCGGCCGCTTTGTCTTTGGCGTTGGCGGGATCTGCCGATTTGCTCGCGGTTACCGGACGAGATGAGCCGCCGGTTCCGCCGACCGTCGAGCAGGAAACAAAGAAAACAGCGGGAAAAATAATCAGAATGCCCAGGGCAACTGCCCTCGTGAGCCCGTTGTGGATCGGCTGCATAGACATCCCTTATGCTCTTTGACCATCTGTAATAGACGGAGATGTTATTCGATTTCGTATCGAGTGAAAACTAGAGGCTATTCGGATTTCCGTGTGATGGACATGGGTCCTGGCAGGTCGATCTGCAGCAGAAAGCGAGGCGGACGGCGGTGGCTCGCAACGCTCGGGTGCCTGCATAATCTCGCGGATATGTCGGTTAGCCCCCACGGACATCTGCCGCGAAATCTGGTAGGGTAGCGTTTGTCGCCTGGATCGGTCACCTTACGATGGAGAGGCAGATGGTTCGCATCCTTGCATTATCGTTCGTCTTCGTCACGCTCGCGCTGTCGCCCCTTCGCGCGGCTACTGTCGACCCAGCCACTGTGACCTGCAAAGAGTATAATTCGAGCAGCCGCCAGGGCATGCTCGATATAATCTCGGCTTTGTACGATGCCACGAGAAGCGACCCAAAGCTTGGCGCGCTCAAAGAAAGCAAGTTCGGGGATACTCTCGACAAAGCCTGCACTGCCAAACCAGAAGCGAAGGTGATCGACGCGTTGCGATGA